TATACGGCGGTACTAATATCCCAAGCGGTAGAGAGGTCGTACTGATACATATTGTGCGTCTCTACACGGATCATAACGAGACCGTCCAAGCTAAAGGCTAGACCTCTAAGCGTTCCTCCGAAGTAGAAGTTAGTTACCGCTACGGCTGTAGTTAAGTCCCAAGGTGTGCTTAATTTATAGTCGTATACTCTCCCGGCTGACTGATCCGCTCGATAGGCTGTTTTACCGTCTTGCGATACGAACATAGCTACCGGCGTACCTCCTCCGTTAATAAATTGATAACTAGCACTCGCTAATGAGATCTCGTTAGCTGTAGAAAGTTCTAACTCGTATAGATCGTCGTTAGACTGACTCGCTATAAAAATAGATATATCGTTAGGCTTAACATATACGGCGAAGATACTCGTCGCTATTCCCGTTAGATCTATAACTCCTTTAAGAGTTAAAGTACTAATAGAGTAAGGAGTACTTAACTCGTAGACATAAAGCAAGCTAGAAGTTACTCCATAAAGAAGAGTCCCGTCGCTGTTAAAGTCGATACCGTAAATATCGGTAATCGCTTTAGATACACTATCGTAAGATCCCGTACTCATATCCCAAGGAGTAGATAACGTATATTGATAAAGAGTATCGTTAGTACGTCCACTTACGACTACTCGAGTCCCGGTAGCGTTAAGAGTAAAACCGTAGTTTTCGCTATCTTGACCCGATACCGTTAGAGACTTACTCGCATAACTTGCGGTAGTTATATCCCAAGCCGTACCTAGATTATATTGATAGATAATCTCGTTTTGTCCTAGCATATAAAACTTAGTACCGTCTTCGCTAAACTTAATAGATCGAGGAGCGGTGTCTTGAGCTGATACCGATAGTAGACCTCCTACGTAGGTAGCCGTGTCTATATCCCAAGCCGTACCGAGGTTATACTGATATACCGTATCGTTATTAGTTCCTACTATATAAGCTTTAGTACCATTTCCCGCTATAGTCATACCGTAGAGGTTAGTCTCTTGTCCCGAAGCGTCGAAAGTTTTACCGGTGTATCTAACTCCGTTAAAGTCGTAAGCTTCTCCTAGATCTAGGTAAGATACTTTTTTAGTTACCCATAGAAGAGCTACCCGAGTCCCGTCGTTATTAAAGATAGCTTTACATACCGAGCTAATACCGTGAGCGTAAACTTGATCGAAAATACAAGTAGTAATATCTCCGGGAGTCGCCATAGTGTAACGATATATTTTTTGATCGTTATAGTCTTGTACGATAATCTTAGATCCGTCCGGGCTTACGTCTAGTCCGTAACCGTCTCCCGCTTGAGAAGATACCGAGAAGCTTCCTATATAAGAAGCTGTAGATATATCGAAGCCGGTAGATAGATCGTATTGATAGATCGTATTACTGTTATCTCCCATAATATACATTTTAGTACCCGTACCGTTAAAGGTAAGATCTCGAGGTACGGCGTCTTGACCCGATACGCTAAAGGTACTCGAAGCCGAAGCCGTCGAGATGTCCCAAGCTGTACCGATAGTATACTGTCGTACAATATCTCCGACGAAACCTATAATATAAAACTTTGTCCCGTCGTCATTAAAACGTATTCCACTTAGTCCGGTCTCTACCGAGTTAAAACTAAAACTCTTACTATCGTAAGAGGCGGTAGTAGGTAAGTAAGGAGTAGATAAAGAGAATTGATATACGACGTTATTACTATCGGACATATACATTTTAGTACCGTCGGCATTAAAGCACATTCCGTAAGACTGACTACCGGCTAGAGTAGTATCTGTATAATATCCGGCGTTAAGGTCGGCGATAGAAGCCGTACCAGTTCCCGGCTCGTTTCCTATATTAGCGTCTCCGTTAGAAGCCCATAAAGCCCGAGCGTGAGCGATCATATCGTCCTCGCTATAGGTCTCTCCTACTAGCCACTTAGGGATAGCGTTACCTAAAAAGCTTTGATCGATTTTACCATTATCTTTAGTTATAGGTATATCTCCTCCAAGCCCTCGAGACTCGTCTCGATATGTCTCGGCGAAAATTGTCTCGCCGGCTATTTTATTTGTCATATTAAGAAGTAGTTAAGATTATTTGATAATTGATCGCCGTATCTTCTCCGGTCGACTTAGTAAAAGCCGGAGCGATAATAGATCGAGCGAAGAGTCGATCTCCACAAAATAGACCAAACTCCGAGTATGATCCGTTAGCTAGAGTAGCGTCCGGGATAAAGAAGTCGAGCGTAACACTTGTAGGAGTAGATATAGCTTTAGTACGAGCTATATCCGCTAATACGGGAGACTGTAGTCCGGTGTCGGCTGTACTAGGTATATCCGTTCCCGTTCCGATAGACGCCGAGTCTATCTCTAAGCTATAAGTATTATCGCCTATAAGTCTTCGAGTAATAAGATCCGTACCGCTTCCGGCGTTAGCTACTACCAAGTTATCGACTTCTTGAGTCGAGATAACCTCTTTAGTACCGGCTTTATATTTGGTAATTGTGTACTTACCTTTAATACCAGTACCGCTCTTAACTTGTCTTTTAATTAAGCGATTTTTCATATTCTCATTATATCATAATTAAGAATATGTAGCGAAACCGTACCTACCACGGCTAGGCGTAGTCTCTTCGTTATTAGAGTACTTGTAAGGAGCGGACGTCGTAGTCGGAGTACCGATACTATCCGAGATCCCTATAGTGTCCTTAAACTGTAAATAGGTAAGAAGTGTCTCTTGCTCTCCCTCGCTTAGATCTTCGTCTAATAGAAGTTTTTGTAGTACGTCGATAATACCGATCGTCTTAAGCGTTGCTAGGTTAATACTATAAATATATTTAACTTCGGCGTCTCCACTTACCGACATAACTCTAAAGTCTACCGACTGTATAAGAAAGTTCTCATTAACTCCACGTAGAGGGCTATTAACGGTAATAGTAAGACCCGATCGTAAACCTTTTCTATACGTTGAAAAATTACCCTCCGATACTTCCGAGGCGTAGGCTTCTAGCTCCGCTATAGCTCTATCTATTCCCTCTTGTCTTGATCTAATAGCGGTATCCTTAATAGCGTACTCATACTCTCCATACTCTCCGATAGATACCGGGTTAGGTACTTCTACAAGAATAGGGAAGAGAGGAGTACCCTCGACCTCTACGTTATCGCTACCGTCTACCGGTAACGTCGTATCCTTAAACCTTACGTACTTTTGGTTAAAGTCCCACATACAATCGAAGTCTATCTCGTCTTGTAAGTTTTCGATCCCTACTAATTGAGCTATACCGTCTACCGTTACGGTAGGCTTAGAGGAGTATTTATAAGCAAGCCGGAAGAGAGACTTAACTCCGTCTCCGTCGAAAGTCTCGTCTCTAATATCTCCTACTTCTTCGCCACCTTGTACGAAGATCTTATTACGTATTTGTGATAGATCCTTAGATAATTCTAAACTATTATAAATATAATTATCGCTTGTATCGGTTATAGAAAAAGGAGCGATCTCGGTATTTTTAGTAAAAAAATGTATATCCTTATCGTAGTCTATGTACCAAGAAAAAGAGACTAACTTAACTAGCTTCTCTAAACACTCGGACATAGTGATACGGTTAAAGGCGATAGAGTCTACTTCTATATCGGCGTTAACATTAACGGCGGTAAAGTCTGTAGCGTATCGACTTAAAAGATCGTCGATAATAAAGTCTATAGTCTTATCTTCGTATCGCTCGGTTACAAGTTTACGGTTAAAGTATTGAGAGTAATCTTTACATACTACCTCGTACTCGATCCTATTCTTACCGGCTACACTATCGCTATATGAGGTAATAACCCCGGCGAAGATCTTAACTCCGTCGAGGGTAATTTCTACCTCGTCGTTAAGTACCGGTACGATACCTACGTCGCTATATTTCTGTAGCGTAAAGCTACACTCGTTAGTACGGTTATTAAGTTTATCTTTAATACGTAAAGACCCCGTATCTATGATCGAGGTTTTGTCTACGCTGTCGATTTTAATTACTAATGACATAATGATAGTTAGGTTAGATCCTTTGAGTACGTTTTAGGATATTGATAAGCTTGTCGCCGACCTTTTCCGCCATATCGTCCTCGCCCATAAAGCTATTACCGGTAATAGTGATAGAGATACCTCCACCTCCTCCGACGCTAGGCTCGATCCGTCCGTGAGACGACGGTATAAAGACTTCCGGTCGTCGCTCTCCTACTATGTAAGGTTTACCGGCTGTAACTTGACCTCCTCCGGCTCGTTTACCGAAGCCGAATATATCGCCTAGCTTAGCTCCTACGTCCTTACCTATATCTTTAGCTTTACCGATAATCGAGTTAACGGCGTCTTTAATTTTGTTAATAGTTCCGATAATAGGATCTATTACGTTAGTCTGTATCCACTCGAAGCCGACTTTGAATACGTTTTTAATAGCTTCCACCGCCGAAGCGAAGCCGTCTTTAATACGAGTTAACGCATTATTTATAAAGCTTACGAAGACATTAAAGGCGGTCTTAAAGGCGGTTATCATACCCGTAAATATAGCTACGTGTAGATTAACCCAAAACATAAAGGCGTCCTTAATACTATTCCATATCCCAAGTAGCCACCCCTTAAAGGCTTCCCACTTTTCGAGTAAGAAGTTTATAAGACCCTCCCAAGCCCATTTTATAGTCTCGACGTTTTCTTCCCAGTTAGCGACCCACCATATAACGAGACCTACGATAACCGCTATTAAAGCGATTATGATCCCAAGAGGAGAAGCTATAAAGGTAAGAGCGGTAATAACCGGTACGATAGCCATACCTAGGAAACCTAGAGTAGCTACGAGTCCGGCAATAGCACCCGCTACGATAATGATCTTTTGAGTTAGTTTAGGGTTTTCGTTTACCCACTCTACGACTTTATCTATAACCGGTTTTATCTTCTCTATAACTTGAGAGATAATCGGTAAAAAAGTACGACCGATAGAGATCGACATTTCTTGTATAGACGTTTTTAGTTGTTGCTGTTGCTCGGCGTAGGTAAGAGTAAGCTCTCCGGCTTCTTTAAGCTGTTTACGAGCTTCTTCCATTACGGCAAACTTTAGAGCTTCCTTTTTCTCATTATCCGTTAACTCGGCGGTAGTCTTACCTAAAGACTTAGCGTAGTCTTCTTGAGCTTGACCGAGTTTAATAGTAATACCAAGGTTATCTAGAATAAGAGGCGATCCTCGACCGATACCGGTAACGAGGTCGTTAAAAGCTTGAGTAGTATCTAGTCCCATTTGCCGACCCTTAAGTCGAGCTACTTCCATAAGTTCCGTAAAGTCTCCCATATTAGAAGCCACTCCTAGAGCCATAGCCTTATTAGAGGCTAGCATAAGATCGGTAGAGTTTACCGTCCCGGCTGACGCTTCTTGTAGCTTCTTAACTAACTCTCCTCCGGCTATTCCCATTTTATCCGTCATAGCGTCGAAAGAGACTTTAAGACTTTCAAACTTTGTAGCGTCCTTAACTGTCTTACCTACCGCTACACTTATAGCACCAAAAGCCACCACCCCGGCGGTAGCCATTTTTTTAGATACGGCGGTTATATTCCCCATACTATCGGCTAACGCTTTTTGCTTCTTCCCCATTTCGCCCATTTTTTGGTCGACTGATTGAAAAGCTTTTTTAGTGTTATCGACGGCGTCGATTATAACTTTTAGTTGTTGTGTAGAAGTTGACATATTAAGGGTTTATCGTTTTTTCTTCATATCTTGCCTCTCCTTACGGTTTCGCTTGTTAAGTTCTTTAACGAGTCCGTTTAAGAAGTGTTGAGGTTGAGTTATGATCGTCCAGTAGTCCCACTTCATTTCGATAGCGATAGAAACGTAACTATCGTCGATAAGGCTTAGGCTTTTTTTTCTCCCTCGTTGATCTGTACGATAATAAACTCGAAGTCGTCCGATCGTAGATCTAAGGCGACTTTAAGTATATCCTCCGTCTTCCCGTCGATAGACTCTACATATACCTCGATCATTTTATTTTGAATATCGAGCATAGAGTCCGCCGACATATCGTCGAGGTTAATAGCTTCTTCTGGGTTTTCTCGAGCTGACGCTTTATTAAAAGACGTTTTAGCTTTCGACAAAAAAGCACGTTGTAGGTTTTGATTTTCTCCGGCTGTAAGCCAAGACTTAATAACTACCTCGTGATCGTTCGGTGTTTTTACGGTTTTTGTTGGTCGTTCCATATAATTAGTAAGACGAAGTCTCGTTAGTTACGACGATAGAGATTTGACTCGCTTCGTCGTCGTCATAGTGAGCTGTATACTCTAATGACTCGCTAGTAATTGAGTCGATAGGACGATCTTCGGTAAGTCCCTCGAATGAGACTTTAGGAAGTGTAATAACGATCTTAGGAGTAGAAGCTACTCCAAGCGTTACGTCGTTGTTATCGATAGTGATCTCTAAGGCTTGGTATGTACCCGCCTTATATAGATCGTGATAGATTTTACCGGTAACGTCTATAGTCATAGATCCGGTAATCTCTACTAGGTTAGCTAGCATATCTACCGGGTTAAGACTTGATAGACAAGCTTTTACGCTCGCATTATTTACGATCGATAGACCTAACTCGTTAATACAGATAGCGTCCGCTCCAGTAAGTCCCGCTACGTTGTTAGCGATTTTAATACTAACTTTTTGGTGTGGGAAGCTGTAGTCTTCTCCGTCGAATGACGGGCTATAGCTAGCGTGTTCGTTCTCCTTAATTGCCATAAGTTGAGCTACGGCATAAACGAGATCGTCCGGGCTAGCTGTAAGTTCTAAAGAGCTTACGACTCCTAAAGGATACTCGTAGTCTTGAAAGTTAGGCTTAGATAGAGCGAGAGTGTAGCTAGGAGCTTGTACCTCGTCTACGTCTACCGTAACGGTGTGATCGTATACTACGGTCTCTCCCGACGCTGTAGCACTTGATACAGACCCTAGAAGTGATCGTAGAAGAGCGACGATAGAAGTATTTTTTACGTTAAACTCTATGTCTCCCTCCGCTCGTTGTTGAGTAATAATCGATCCTTTAGAGGCTGATCGTGTACCTTTCGTTTCTTGGATTATAGTCTTATCGTTTATCACGTTAAGACCGGTAGGAGTACGACCGGCTAGCCATAATGTAGGCGTAACCGCTGTACCTCTTGTAGTCTCTTTACCGAGACCGAGATTTATATTTTCTCCGGGTAAGTATCCCATATATTTATATATTCTTAATAAGTTCTAATAATTTTTTGTTCGCTTCTTCTACGGTAGTCGCTTCGACTTTGACTCCGTGAAGAGGGAAACGAAAAGTACGAGTCCGGGCTTTAGGCTCGGTGTTTTTGCTCGACTTTTTCGTAGTCGGACTTTTGATAACCTTGGTAGAGTAATCTTTTTTATCTAACATAATAGTATTATATCATAATTTATAATTAACGAATATCGGACTACGAGCAAGACTCGTATATTTTGGTCTCGACTAAGACCTCTCCGATAATGTATACGCCCTCGTCTCCGGCTTCCGCTTGTACGACTGATCCCGGGCTAGGGTTAGTCATAGTTACCGTAGGAGCGAGACTATCTCTATCGAGTAGAGTAAGGATCTCGTCTAGGCACTCTTCGACGGCTTTAATACCGGCTTCCATTTCGTTTATATCTTGTATTAAGTAATAAACTTTAACGGCGAATTGATATTGTCGCATATCCTTGCGTGTAGAGTTGTAATCGTTCGTATTAGAGCCATTTTCTACAGTCCCGGCGGGATAGCTCTCGAATTGTTTAGGAGAGTAGCTAACTTGAGCGAGCTTAGTCGCTCCGGTTGTTAGTTTATCTACTATCGCTTGGTGTATTGATCTATAAGACATAAT